ATTACAGGATATAAAATTACCCCAATTGAAACTCAACCAGTTATAACGGCAGATGAAAATTATTCTAAATTAGAAGAACGAATTACTAGATTGGAGGGAATACTAAATGAAAAATCCAATGCTTCAGATGCTAAGTCAATCAAGACCATTAACAAATCCAACTAATAATATAATTTCAATGTTACAGAATGCGCAAAATCCTCAAGCATTAATACAGAATCTTATTTCGCAAAATCCACAAATTATGGGTTTAGTTAATCAATATGGTGGTGGCGATCCAAAAGCTGCGTTTTATGCTTATGCGCGTCAAACAGGACAGGATCCTGATCAAATCCTATCTATGTTAAGGAATTTAAAGTAGGTTAAAGTTAGTAACTTACTATTAAAGACTTAATATAAATAGGAGGACAAATTAAATGGAAAATGGAAGTTTATCAGCTAGTGATGTTGCTTTATTAAATGATCGTGGTTATGGCTATGGCGATATGTGGGGCGGAAATTCAATGATGTGGATTTTTGCTCTTTTAATTCTTGCTGGTGGAGGCTTCGGTGGTCTCGGAGGCGGCTATGGTTATCATCCTCAATATGCTACTCAGGATTTTGTTCAAAATGGTTTTAATTTTAATGACCTTCAGGACCAGAATAGAGATATTTTGGGTGCGATTACTAGCGGCACAGCTCAGTCTGTTGCAGCAACTAATCAGACATTCCATGATACGCTTGGTGCGCTCACTGATAAGTACTCTGAATTAGCGAGAGATATTGCTGGTCTTGCTGTTGGTCAGACAAGCTTAATGGCGAAAGAAGGAGAATGTTGCTGCAGTACCTTAAGAGCTATTGATGGCGTCAATTATAATGGTGCTATGAATACTGCTGCTATTAATGAAAATGTAACTGCGCAGACTCAGAAAATTCTTGATGCCATTGCTGGAAACCGTATGGCAGATATGCAGAGCCAGATTAATCAATTACAATTACAGCAAGCTGTTGCTGGCGTTGTAAGATATCCAAGCGCTAGTACATATTATGCTGGCACAAATCCTTTCTGTGGCGGCGGATACTGCGGAGCAGCTCTTTAATATATAATTATTAGGACTTCTATTTATTAGAAGTCCTATTTTTTATTTAAAAGGAAAAAGTTTAGGAGGAAGAAAAATGTTAGAGGTTTATTCTACAAGCACAACTGCGGCGGAAGGCGCGCCGATCGCTTTGAGCAACGTTTCATTATTAAAAGGAACAAGCACACAATTACAAGGTGTTTCAAGCATACAAATTAATAAATGCGGAATTTATGAAGTAAGTATATCTGCTGCTGCAACAGCAGATGTTGCTGGAGTAATAACTATTCAGCTTAGAAAAGACGGCGTTCTCCAGCCGCAAGCATTAGTTTCAACAACAGCTACTGACACAACATCACAACATGCTCTTGGATTTACAACATTGATTCAAGTAACTCATGATAATTATAGCAATTGTATATGTTCTACACCAACTATAATTGATTTTGTAAATACTGGAGTTGAAACAACTTATAATCATGTTAATGTCACAGTAGTTCGTATTTAATATGACAACTGAAGAAGTATTTGCTGAGCTTGCTGCGCATATGATAAAAGGGGTTATGGTTCATGACCAGATGTCTAGCTATTACGGTTTTTTAAGTTTATCTGGATATCAAAAATGTCATGAATACCATTATTGATGCGAAAACTCAAGCTATTTAAAATTAAAGCATCATTATTTTAAATATCATAATAAGCTTATTAAAGAAAAACAAATAGATAATCCAAATGTCATACCTAAATCTTGATATAATTATGAGCGAGAAGATGTTGATGTATCTACTAAAAGAAATGGTGTAAAAGCTGGATTAGAAAAATGAATTGATTGAGAAAAAGAGACAAAAGATCTGTATGAAAGAATGTATAAAGAATTAATTATGCTTAATGAAATAAATGATGCTAAATTTATTGAAAAGTTAATATGTGATGTTACACATGAATGAGCACAAGCGAAAGAAGAATATTTAAATATAAAAGCAGTAGACTTTGATATTGAATATGTTCTAATGGAGCAATGTGAAAAAGAAAAAATCTTTAAAGAAAAAATGAAAGGCGACTATTATTTTTAGTCGCCTTTTTTATTTTAGGAGTTGATGGACTATGAAAATTAATTTATAAATAATAAAAATTAAATATAAAGAGATAAAAGGAAAGGAGAAAAAGGAACTATGGCTTTAAAAGGAATTGATATTAGTAATTGACAAAGTAATATTAATTTATATAGTATTAACGCTGATTTTGTTATTATCAAAGCGACCGAAGGCGTTGGATGAATAGATCCTAGTTTTAAAAAACTTTATCTTGCGGCCAAAGGCGCAGGTAAAAAATTAGGAATATATCATTTTGCTAGGCCAACAGGGAACAACACTGCGAAAAAAGAAGCAGATACTTTTTTAAATGCGGCTAAATCTGTTGGTGCTATTGGTGAAGCTGTTTTAGTATTAGATTGAGAAGCGGAGAATAAAACTAATGTTTCTTATGCTAAGACTTGATTAGATACGGTATATGCGGCGACTGGTATTAAGCCCATGATTTATATGAGTGAATCGGTGACAAGACAAGCGGATTGAAGCTCTGTTGTCGCTGGTGATTATGGATTATGAGTAGCAAAATATAAAGATAATAATATTGATTATAATTATGATATGAGCAATGCTGGTGCTAAGCCAAATGTAAAATATTGATCTGGCTATGCAATATGGCAATGAACCAGTAGTGGACGATTAAATGGATATTCTGGGAATTTAGATTGTAATATCTTTTATGGTGATGATGCCGCTTGAAATGCTTACGCTGGCGCAAAAGAAAAGCCTGTTGATGAATTAGCCAAATATACTGATAAAGAATTGGCTGAAATGGTTCTTGATGGAAAGTTTGGCTCTGGCGATGAGCGGAAAAAGGCTCTGGGCGCAAGATACGAAGCGGTACAAGCCTGAGTTAATCAAATAATTGCAGAAAGAGAATTAATTTCTACTGATTTAGTTAAAAATTATATTGTACAATTTAATGGATATAATGTTTATGTTGGCAAAGTGTCTAAAAATGCCAATATGCGCGCGAGTGTAATTGGTAATGTCTCAGGTGCAAAAAATGATAAAATGCTTCCACAATACTTTACTGATGCGTCATTAATTAAAGCTGGTTATAAAGAAGCCACAGCGCAAAATGCGTCAACATTCTACTCTTGGAATGGTGCGACTTATGCTGAAGGTGTTGAAATTGTTCAAGGAGTAAATCATCAAGATTTCTATATGAGCGCAGTTTCAACATTTGATACAGCAATGGCTGTTGGATTTCCTTATTCAGGTGGGATGTGATTTGGTCCTCAATGAGAAATTGTTGCTAATCATAAACAGTTTTATGGCGCAGTAACTGGCGGATTTGGCATTATTTATGGCGGACAGAAAGATTTTATGGGGTCTAATCTTCCAAGAAATGGCATTTTTAATACGGTAAGTGGGCGTTCTATTTTAGCAGAAGATGATTATAATTGATATTCTATATGCTTATATGGAGTGACTGGTTCTTCTGGATTGACTGGAGCGCAATTATATAATTTATGTATTAAAATTTCTCCAACTATGACAAATGCTATATGCTTTGATGGTGGTGGCAGTGTATTCCAAAGAGTTAATGGAAACTTTAATATTAATACGACTCGTTTAGTTAAAAATGCAATTTTAATGTATGTTAAAGAACCTGAACCAACACCAGAGCCAGTTGTAAAAGTTCTTGAACCGGGCGCAAAAGTTAAGTTATTAAAAGGTGCTTGAAATTTGGATTCTGGCGAAGATTTTATTGAGCTGGGAGAAACTATTGTTAATAATATAAAGCACAAGAGAATCGAAACAGAAAAAGGTCCAGTAGCCGTAGAATTTATTGAACTAATTTAGGAGTAAGGGTATGACTAGTTTATTTGCTTTAATAGTAATCTCTATGTTTATTGAAGCCTTTATTTCTTATCTTCAAACTATTTGGGTAGAAGGTAGAATACAATGACAAATTATTATTGCTTTCTTTTTAGCAATAGCAATTTGCTTTGATACTGGTATTAATTTTTTGGCTATTGTTGGATTAACAGAACAATGGCCAGCAGTAGGGCTAATTGCTACAGCAGTTGTTGTATGTAGAGGTTCTAATTATTTGTTTGAATTTTATAAAAATCTAGCGGGATGGCGCAAAAAAACACAGGAAGATGTTGCCCTCGCCGCAAAAAAGAAAAAAGAAAATAAAAAGAGTGTTAATTTCATAGATTAATATTCTTTTTTTTCTTGACTTTTTACAGAAAAATTTTGTATAATAAATGCGTAAGGGGGAAGGAAAATGGAACTTTATTTAAATAGTTATGAAGAACTAAAAAAGGTAGAGAATTTCTTGTTTAGATTTATTTATCCAGAACCTTTTACCTTACGCATTATAGTTCGAGACCCACGCCAAATAAGTTTTCTGCCAGACGGGAAACCTACTTGGATGATTACTGAGTATTTTAATTATAAAACAGTTTATAACGATTTAGCTCATGGTCTTATTTTAGAAACTTTTTAGGAGGTATTTTTTATGTTATTTGATTATGATTCTTTTTTCAACTGGGATAGACCAGCTTACACTTTTAGTCGTTCAGTTCATGATATGTCACCTTATAAGATTAAAACTCTTGAAGATAGGGTTGTTCTTGTTCATAATATTGTTGGTGTTAAAGAAGATGATATTAAGGTAGATATTGTTAATGAAGATGGTAGAGATCGCCTTGTTATTGAAGGTGTTACTCACAACGACCTTTTAAATTATGATTATAAAGTAAGTTCAAAATTTGATATTAAGGCAGACATGTTCAAAAATGTCACTTATGAAGTTCATGATGGACTACTTTATATCAATTTGTTTAAAAAAGAACCAGAAGTGGCAAAATTAACTGTCACCAAGGCCTAATTTTAGTAGAGAAATTCTCTACTATTTTATAGGGGTGTCGGTTAATTGGGAAGCCCGCGGTCTTCAACCGCGCATGCTGCGCTAATTGGTGCCTTAAAGTGGGAACATTTTAAGTGAAGGCGATGATATCGGTAAACTCTAAACGAAAGCATGAGAATACCGAGGGAACGAAAAGGCCCGTAGAGAGTAGATAATCGCCCGGACAGAACGCCCGAAGATGTATTCCAGACCACAAACAGAAATGGTAATGAAAATTATAGTGGTACGCAACACCGCCAATCTCCGTTCAAGTCGGGGCACCCCTGCCAAAGTTTATACCGGTCGGTATTTACCGGCCGTTTTTATATAACAGGAGGTAATAAATATGACAATGCAAATGCTACAGGACATCTTTTTTACTTGTGTAATTCCTTTATTTGGTATTCTTTGTGTTTATGGAATTGCCTTTTTAAAGAAATATGCAGAAGGAATTAAAGAACAAACAGACAATGATTTATATGATAAGTATATCGATATGCTTGTTAGTACGATTGAAACTTGTGTTATTGCGACAAATCAAACTTATGTTGATGAATTAAAGAAACAGGGTAAGTTTGGTCCAGAAGAGCATGATATTGCTTATCATAAAACATTTGATGCGGTTAAGGCTCTTTTGAGTGAAGAAGCGAAAAAATATCTTGCTACAATTTATGGAGATTTAGATTTCTATATCTCACAATTGATTCAAGAGTCAGTTAGAGTAAATAAATAAAAAAATAAGGGTTAGTGAAATTAATCACTAACCCTTTTTATTTTTCTTCATGCATTTTCATGTCGCTTGCATCAACAAATAAATCATCTACGTTTCAATCTTCACGAAGATAATGTTCTTCATCTTTTACTATTGGTAAAGAAATTGCTTTATTGTAATATAAATCGCCTTGACTATTACCACCTAAGCTATTATAAATCTTATGTAATTCAGTAAGTTTATCAAATTGAAATTGAGTCATATGTCCTTGCGCGATATACATTTTACAAGCATTTATTAATTGATATTTGTAAAATTGTAAGTCTTGTTCTCTGAGAAGTTTAAAATCTTTTTCAACGTCGCGTAAATCATCTACTGCTTCTCAATACTTCTTTTGTCAATACTCAAAAGTTGACTTAGATTCGACTTTAAAATCATTTAAAGAATTTTCTAGTTCACTTTTAAAACTAGATAAAGAATTTTTAACAATACTTTCTATGGTTTCTTTTAGTTGTTCTTCGTCATATTTATTGGCTTTATCAGCCTTCTTGTTATGCTCTTTAACTAGGGTGTCTCAGATATATTTAACAAAAAAGCCTCCAAAAGCTACTAAAATATAACTCAACATCGCATCGGCCGAAATGTTCATAGTTGAGTCCTCCCCCTCTTATTCCTGTATAATAAAAAAGGGATTAAATACCCTTTTCTATTCTGACCAATCGAAACCTTCATTTTTGTTTGCGGTTGTTGCTGAGGCCGATCGGATTAACCCAGCGCCGCAAACATGACTTCCGATACAAATTGCATCACATTCATCTTGTGTCGCTTTAATGCCATATGTATTTAAAACATATTGTTGAGCGTTTCGCTTCTGGTCTGGTCTAGAGCGACCTTTAATTTGTAAAGAAGATTTTCAAGTTGAAGAAGGAACTATTACGAAATTTTTTTCTAACTCTACACAAGTTTCAAGAACTACGCCAAATACATTTGCCAATACTTTAAATGTTTTTACGTTATTTCCAACAGACGATTGTAATTGGATATCTTCAAAGGCAATGGTATCAATATTTCACTCTTGTATCTTCTGGATAATGAATCGTCTGATATCAACTAATCGTTCTCCAACCTCTTCTTGATTTGTTGTTAAATGTCCTCAATCTTTTAATTCATTATCTATAAAGACACATCATCCTGATACTCTACTTGCCTGATCTAGTGCAAGTATATTAGGCATTATCGGTACTTCCAAATCCACCGGTTCTGGCGCCAGAAGCAACATCATCTTCTGTTGTAATATAAGTCTTAATAATACCTTGTCCAATCTTATCGCCTGCGCGCACAATTAAATCAACAGGAGAAAGATTAATTACTTGGAAGAAGATTTCACCTTCATTATCCGGATTATTATAATAATCAGAATCAATAATACCTACCCCATTGGCAAGAATAATCCAGTCATTAAGAGGGGTAGAGCTTCTAACTGAAATTTCTAAATATTTATCTTCATCAAGCAAGCATTTTACTCCTGTTGGAATAAGAGTTGGTCGTAATCCAGTGCTTTTTGTAATTCGCTTTAAATCATCTAACCCATATGGAATTTTTTTTGCAACATACTCGCTCATTTCATTAATAATATTCGCGTATGCTGGAATTACAGTATCCTGTGAAGCAAAAAAGTCATATCCTGCGCTATTGGCTGTAGCTCTAACAGGTAGTAATGCCATAGTGCCATTTTCTGTGATATATTTACTTACAATTTCAAATTTATTCATATAAAGAAATTCTCCTTAAATATTATAGTCTACTTCATAATTCGGTTTGATATGTTGTGTAGGTTCTTTCTCATCATTAAAATGTTTAACAAGAGTTACTTTATACCACTCATCAATAATTTCGCCTTTTTGCTTCTTAACTTTAAATTCAGAACTATATTTACCAAGTTCAAACATAGAGGAGCGCTTTGCCTCTTCAATCAAACCCTTAGCTTCTTCATCTGTATCAACTCTAAAAACTTCTGTTGTACTAACTAAAAACTTACTCATTTTTACCTCACTGTTACTTTAATATTTCTATTGTATTTTGTTTTAGAATAATCAATAATATTTTTGGAGACTTCATTACTATATTGTTTAATACCTGTTAAAGTTACTTCAGAAATACTATATTCATTGCATGAGTTTACTATGAAATGCGCCAATTGGTCAATTGGAATTTCACCAAGTTTTGTCTGACTATGACCATCATATAAGTAAACATTCTGAGCGTAGATAAATGGATCGATATTACATAAAATTATACGCATTCTACTACCCCCTCATCATAATTAAATAAATAATAAACATAAGAAGTTTCTCCAATAGTGACCCAACATTCAACCATATCATCATCTGTTAAATCCACTTCTTTAATTGCGCCAAGAGTGCCAAGGCATTCATCAATGACAGCATTTTCTAATACTGGATTATTATAATCGTCTCCCACATGAAATACTGTATAATAATGCTGCTCATTACTTAATAACATGTAATATGTACCTTGGTGACGTGAATGCCAACTATCAATGAGATGTTTTGCTGCGCTAAGCTGGTCATTATCATAAACTGGAAGTCCAGTTATAATAGATTGATTAAGTTGGAATAGAGTTGTATCAATACCAGTTTTACCTTGATATTGCCAATTAGCGCCATCCCATTTATAAACGCTATGAGTGTCTTTTACCAAAGCACGCTCATTTAGTTTATTATTATGCTTTAATTTTGTTAAAGTCTTAATATCTTGAACTTCAATCATAAATTTTACCTCTAAATTATTATATCATAAAAAATAAAAAAATGCAAGGATTATTTATTGTAATCCTTGCATAAAATTAACAAACCAGTAAAGAGCAACAATTAACCAATAATATCCAAGTTTGGAATTATCAGCTAACATTTGATATATATATTGGCGTAATGCCATAAGTGTTAACACTATTCTTAATCCTTGAAGTATCATTAGAAGTCTTCTCCTTTAAAATGAATGGTTTGATTTCCACTACCGCGTAAATGAAGAGAAGTATCTCTTAATTCCATCTCAAATGGGCCATCAATTAAAACATCAATATATTTTAATATTTCTTTTACTTCTGGCTCTTCACGCAATAGTAAATCTTTTAAATAATATCCAGTCCAGCAATAAATAGTTCTATCTGGGAATTTTTCTTTTACATGTTGAACAACAGATAATGATAAATCTAAGTTATAAGTTGCAAATGGTTCTCCCCCCAATAAGCTAAAATTACGCTTGATACCATTCGCATCCATTTTTTCATCAATTAAATCTAAATAATTGTCTGGTAAATCGTAACCACGGTCAGCCATCCATGTTTGAGGATTTTGGCATCCATGGCAGCGAATAGGACAGCCCTGAACCCAAAAGCTCACAACTATTCCATCACCATCTACCATATCATTATCCAAGATGCCAGCGTATTTAGTACGTTTTACCTCGACCATTCATTATCTCCTAGCTTATTGGAGTGTTTATAGCGAAGT